TTTTAATGTTCTCTCATTCATTTGAAGAAATGAACAAGCCTCTTCTACACTTAACAGTAATTTCATTTTTTGTTATCCCTCCATTTCTGTTATATCAAAGTAACTAGATATAACACAATCTTTTAAAACATATTTAGCAGTCTCTTCAAAAGTTGAACTGCTAAAACCTTCGTCTTCTATTTCTTCTCCATTAACGTAAATTTTTGCTATAAATCTTATTTCTCCTTGTATGTTTTATTTGTAAATTTCAGCGTATTTTATCATTGATCCATCCTTTTCCAGTTCTCAACTTCATCTTCTGTTTCGAGAACTTGAAAACCTGTTTCTATAGTATCCCATAACCAAGCATCAAATTCTTTTTTTAACTTTTCTTCATCGTTTATTATTGCTTCTGCCTTCTTTTTCTGTATAACCGTAATCATCGACTAAATCTATGACTTCAGCATTCGTAGAACGGAAATTTGCTTTACTGTTTACAAAAAAATTTACTTTGTATTTACTCATTCGTTTTCCTCCAATAATTTTTTATTTTCATAAATATTTCCAACGATTTCACAACAAATTTCTGTATCATCTAGCCAGCACATTTTTTCTAAATATTTTCTAATTTCTATAGACTTTATTATAAAAGCGGTATCTTGCCAAACTACAATATATTTCATGTTTTCATCTCTAAAAAAAAGAATATCTCCCTCATAAATTTCTTTGTCATTTTTATCTTTAAGTCCTGTGTATTGTAACAGTTCAAATTGTTTGGAATCCACGTTTAAAAGTTTTATTATTCCGTTTGACAAAGCTGCTTTCTTTTCTTCAAAATCTATGCTTGCAATTTCAAACATTTCTTTTCTTTCTTTATGATACGCTCTAAATTTTGTTTCTCTCATTGTTAGTCCTCCCATTTTCCCAAATTTAAGTTAAGTCTAAAAAACCTTATCTCTGAATCATCTTTGAGTTCAAGAAATATGACAGGTTCTAAAATCTCTAATCCACCCATTATTATTCTTTTAGTTTCTACCCTAACACCTTTTAAGTTTTCTTTTAAATATTTTTCTGCATTTTCTCTTTCCATTTTAATCCTCCTATTTTATTGCAAGTACCTTTTTTTATTTTATTTTTAAGTTGTAATATTCTTCTTTTTCAAAATCTCCAAACACTTCTTGGAATGTTTTTTTATTAATGCTCACTTCACTTATTTGTAATTTTTTCTTTAAGTTATCAGGCAGTTGCGAATATTCTTCAAAACTAAGTTGGAACGGCTTAAATTTATATATTTGATATTCACTAGGCACTTCCTCTGGATTCGGTTTTATTTCACGGGTACTTTTTCTTAAAAAAATTATTCTTCCACTTTCTGTCTGTACCCCGTTTGATTGCCCTGTTTCAATACCGCAACTTCGCATTGTTTCGGCAACGTTTTTTGAAAATCTATCAAACCCTTTTGAATAAAATTGTTTCAAATTTTTCAATCTTTCAATTTCTCTGTCGATTGCTCCGACAATTTTGTTTGCTCCAGTCCCTTGTCCTAAATAATTTATAAATTTATTATAAATTTGGACAATCGTATCTCCTTCGTTCTCAATTTCTACTGCCAACATCTCTCTTGTATCTTTTAATGTCTGCTCGTCAATTTCATCTTCTAAAAATGCTCTTTCAATATTTTTTCCTGCTGCACTCAGCGGATATAAATTTAATTCTCTGCTCATTTTATTTTCTCCTATCTCTATTTTTATAATTTATAATTTTTTTTATTTATTTCTGTAATTGCTGTCAAAAAGGAAAACTTTCGTCCTCATCAGAATCATAACGATTTCTGTTATTATTTTTACTGTTGCCACTGTTTTTGCTATCAATAAATTCAAAAGTGTTTACCAAAACTCTTATAAATTTCCTTTTGTCTCCGTTCTGTTCATAACTGTTTACGCTTAAACGTCCTTGTATTAATATTCTGTTGCCTTTCCCAAAATATTCTGCTATATTCTCAGCCGTCTTTTCCCAAGCTACACAGTCGATAAACTCAGCTTCATCTTTTGTTTTCTGTACAGCTAATGTAAAAGTTGTGTATGCCTTTCCATTTGATGTATATTTTAACTCAGGATCTCGTGTTAATCTTCCCATTAATATTACTACGTTCATAATTTATGCTCCCTTCTTTTGTTCGATGTTATCTTTAATAAATGTCGCCAACTCTTCGAGTTTTTCATAAGAAACTTCATCAAGATTTTTTGTTGAATTTTCTAATTTGCATTTATCTACTTTCATTTTAAAATCTGCATAATGTTCATTTATATATTTTATAAACCGTGCTTTCTTTTCTTCTTTTGTCAAAGTTTTTTTAGGCTTTGCTTGTTGTTTCTGATTATTTTTTTCTTCGTGCTTATTTATCGCATCGTTATCTTTTTCGTTGTCAATAGTAAATGCTCCGCACATTAAATATTTTCTTGCATAACTTATTGATACTCCTGTTGTTTGTGTCAAATCGTTGCCGTTTTTGGGTTTTGCTACAAACACATCAATGCTTTTTGTAATTTTTTCGACAGGATTTTCAACATCAATTATTTCAATTGTGCTTGTTAGGATTTCTCTATCGTTTTCAATTCTTATTTTTTCATCAAACAGCAAAATTAATTTATCTTCTTTTAAAAACGGCTTTAAGGCATTATAAATATCTTCTGCTGAACGGTAGTTATACTTTCCAAACTTATTTCTATTATCTTTTGTTGCTTTCAATTCAACTTGTATCTTATTTATTTTTTCGTAAATATTCATCATTCTTTTCCTCCCATTTATCATTGTCTTGTTTTAATTCCTTATTAAGTTCCTGCAAGTTCTTAGCAGCGTTCTTAAAAAAGTTAAGGCTTGCGTTTTGTTGCTTTACATAATCATTTACAAACATAGTTTTTCTCCTTTAAAAAATTTCTCCCCTTTTACAAGACCCTTAAATTCCTTAATTCTGCTTGAAGCATACCACAGCAATATAGCCATCAAAAACGGAAAAGCCACATTGCCTCCTGCTATCCAATGCCCTTTAACTCTAATCACTTCAATCTGCATTAGAACAGTTGCTATAATTAGAATTATCAATTTTATCAAATTTTTTCCCGTTATCATTTCCACCTCCTACTTCTCAAACCCTGCGTCAATGCCATGTTCTTTTTGAACATAGTATCTTAAATTTTGCTCCATCAATTTTTTTATATTTTCATCAATTTCGCTGTCGTTTTTAATTTTCTCTATCATCTCGTTCATTTTTCCTAATTTGTTACTTGCACCTGCAATTTTTCTTTTCATTGCAGGCAATTTTCTAAAATTTCGCATTTTATTATCTCCTTATTTTTTATATTTGCAATGTCCTAATCAGCAATTTTTGAATTGCTTTAAATGCTTTTAGATAAGCTCTTTTGTTACCCTGATATGCTTTGATACTGATTAAGAATATTGTATTAATTTAATTGTGCCATCTTTACAGTTAAAAATTAAATAAATATAAAGAAGACTCATTATGACAGTTCTGCATATTCTAGTAGCTATGCCTTGTGCAAAAATATGCAGTGGCATAGATGGCACGATTAAATTAACATTGTTGATTTTATTTGTGTTTTATAGACTTTAGCACCTGTCTTTTTTTTATTCAATCACTTTGTTTTTCTCGATTTTGTAACCTGCTTTTTTAAGTAAATATCTTGCGAATCCATCTTTATTTGGGTGTCCCAGATCTGTCGATATTTCTTTAAAGACTTCTTCATCACTCAAATTTAATAAAAAACTATAATTTGCTACCCCTTTGAATCCTAGTTGGTGTTGTAAAGAGCAGCCGTTGTGTCTCCATTTTTTGTATTCTTCCTCCACAACTTTAATTAAATTTACGACTATTTTGCCAAACAGCGAAGTAATGTTCTTCGCCATTCTTTCTTTTCAAGAAAAAACCAAATCTGTTTTCCAAACTGCTTCTATATCTGCAGCTTGAAATGTCTTCGATCATTTCTTTAAAGTCATTTTCAAAAAAGTTGTTGAACGTAATCGATTTTCCTGGACAAAAACCACTTGCAGGGACTACTGTATTTACAATCAACTTAAACTCATTCCCATTGAGATTGTCAGATAATTTCTCTACAATCTCTGCTTTTACTTCTTCTTTATTATCTCTAAATTCTTTTCCTAGTTCTTTTAATTTTTTAAACGCTTTTTTATAATTTTCGTATGTCATTTTTATTCCTCCTAAATTTTTATTAATATCTTATCTAAACTCACTAGCTAACTTTCGCTAATGAGCTTATTAAAACATCAATTTATTTCCAATTTGGATTGAATAACAGCGGCTTTGGCTGTTCTTTGTTAAACAGCTTTTTAATTCTGTTCTTTAATTTCTTTGCCTCTTTTTCTCTCAAAGCCTTTTTGTTGTTTTCGTTTACCATTTCTAATACTTCAAATTTCATCTTTCTACCTCCATTTTATAATTATTTTTTTTAGCTATTTCCATTAAGTTTTTATATGGTATGTAAATGTTTTTTATTCCCAGAGATTTTATAAGATACATTTTTATGGGATAAAAATGTTTTCTTTGCATAATAAACTTGTCGTATTTGTATAAAGTGTATTTCATTTTGTAACCTCGTTTTTTAAAAATTTTATATTTGTATTGTTCTCTAAAAGACGTTCTATAAGTTCGCAAGTTTCATTTACTGTTGTCTTACATCTTTTAGAAATTGTTAAAACCTCAAACCCGCTTAGCCCTTTCCTTATTTCGTTCCTTGTAAGTTTCAAGTCGCTTATAGCTTTTGCAAGTTCACACATTTTGTCCATTACGTTTCTCCTAAATCAAATTATTTTTATACAAAATAGCAGCCATTTCATCACGTATCTTTTCACACTCGGTGTCAAACTCTTCCTCTTGCTCATCTGTGTAATCAGGATTTTTCTTTTCCCAGTCTTCCCAAGCCTTTGCGCCTTCGATATAGTCTAACACAAGGCTTTCAAATGGTTCAAAATTAAAGTCTTTTGCCTCGTATCTATAAACTATGTAATCGTGCAGTTCTTCTAATGAAATATATCGCAATCGTTTTTCATATTTTGCTTTAAATTCCTTAAATTCATTTTCAAGAAATTGGCACGATTTTTTGTATTCTTCTATCGCTTTATCTTCTTCTTCACATAAACGATCCCAAGCCAAGTCTCTTGCTCTTTCTACTTGTTCTGCGAATTTTAATGCTTCGCTAAAGCTCATTTTTATCATCTCCTATTGTAACTATTTTTAGTTACTTAGTTTTTAAAAAAAATATAGATTCATTTTGCTAATATATTGTAACTTATATTAGTTACTTTGTCAAGAAAAAATTTTTATTTTTTAAAAAAATATTGTATAATATATTGAATATATTTATATGAAGGTGGTTCTTATGAGTTTTGGAAGTACATTAAAAGAAATTAGACTTAGACGTGGTGATTCTCTTAGAAAATTAGCTGATAAAATAGATTTGCCTTTTACTTTTATTAATAGAGTGGAAAAAGGAATAAATCCGCCTTCAGAAACAATGATAGAAGGATTATTAAAAGTTTATCCATTAGAAAAGAAAATTTTATCTAAAGCTTACAGTGAAGAAAAATTACCTGATAAAGTATTAAAAGAACTAGATTTTGATAATATTACTGAAGATTTTTTGGATAGTATATTAGGATTAGTTAAAACTTTAGATACGAGTGAACAAAAAAATATTTTAAATTTAATTCTTGAAAAAATTGAATACATGAGTTTCAAAAGTGGAAATTATGACGAAGTGAAAGAAATGATTAATGAAGCGAAAGAAAAAATAAACGAATTATAAATTTTAAGAATGGAGAATAGTTTTTATGGAAGAAAACAAAGAAATAGTTTTAGTATTTTATGTGAAAGGTTCTGGGAAAAAGCCTTATAGAGTTGCTTTTTGGAAAGAAGAAAATTCTAGAGATATACATAGTGGCTGTGGTTGCCCTGCAGGGAGAAGAATGCAGTATTGCAAACACAGATTTCAACTAATTGAAGGTGATTTGACTAATTTAGATGATTCAACTGAAAATGCAAAAGAAAAACTAGAAATTTTGTATAATTGGCTTGAAGATAGTGATATTGGAGATTTTTTTGAAGAATTTATAATGGCTAAGACTGGTGAAAAAATACAAAATTTAGCGAATAAAGTCAACTTTATATATTCTAAAGATATACTCGAGCGAGTAGAATATAAACATGCAGTTCAAAAAAAATTATACACGTTTGATCCGATTGAATTATCCTTGAAAAAATTTTTAAAATTTTTAGAAAATGGATATTTAATAATTGAATCAAAAAATCATTACAACGTTTTTGATGTAAACGATGAGTTTTATTATGGCAGTTTTAAAGGTGATTTTGACTTATCTAAAAATGCTAATCGTTTAAAATTAAATGCTTACACTTGCTCAGAACGTTTGACTGAAGCATTTAATTATTTTAACATGATTAATATATCAGAAATTAATCAAAAAATGAAAGAAATTATGAAATAGTAGAATATGTGGTTCAAAAAGGATATTTTGAGACTACAAGATGTTGATTCAAAAAATGTATGAAGATGATAACAAAAAATAGTGATACATAATAAATTTAAACAGGGTTAGTTTTGGTTTCAAAATATAAAAATATGGAGGAATCAAAATGAAAAAATTATTCGTGATTTTGACATTAGCGTTTGTTAGTGCTAATATATTTGCTGAAACATTGCATTTTAAAAATTGTAAGGAAGCTAGATCAAAAGGCTATAAAAACATTAAAAAGGGTGAGCCTGGATATGCAAGACATTTAGACAGAGATAATGATGGTATAGCTTGTGAAAGAAAATAATTTAATAAAAGAGTTGTTTCATAAATTGAGATAGCTCTTTTTTTGTTTGTAAAGAAAATAAATTTACATCTTTTATTAAAAATTTTCTTGACTTAGTAACTTTTATAAGTTACAATATATACGAAATACAGAAATATTTTTTTAAAAACTAAGTAACTAAATAAAGTTACTTAAAATTTTATAAGGAGGAATATATGACTGACACAAAAGTTGTTTATGAAATTTTAGATAGACATATTAGATTGAATTATAATTCCAGGGCTGAATTTGGCAGAGAAGTAGGAATGGTAAGACAAAATGTAAATGAATTTATGTGTATTTTAAAGAAATGCCGCCCTGGAAATAGTTTTAATAAAATCTCAAGAATACTTGAGAAAGCTGGTTACAAAATTGAAATAAAAAAAATTATTTGATTATTTTGATAATTTTTTTCATCAAATCAAATAATTCATCTATTTTTTTATCATTATTTTCCATAATAATTACTCCTTTCACTAAAGATGTAATTATTTTAATAATGATGAAGAAGTAAAACAAATCCAGGAATCGAGGGAGGAGGTGTGAGATGTACAGAAAGAGTGGGAGATATAAAAATTATTGCAGAAAAAGAAAAAAACGAAAAGACAATATTCTAAAGTCTGTTATAAAAACATTAAAAGGTATGAACAGAGAAGAAAAGAAAAAACGCACAGAGTTATTTTAATTTTGGTTATTTAGTCAGCCATAAAGTTGTTTAAGATATTATGAAATATTTCTTGGTATGTATCTTCAGATAATATCTTATTTAGTTGTTTTTTCAAAAAATCTTTATCTTTTAATAATTTTGAAGTTTTGTCATTGAATTCTTTTTCAGAAATTATGTTGTTTTCAAACAGTATTTTTGCAAGTGCAGCAATTTTAATTTCTTGATAAAGATTTTCAATTAATAAATTTGCAATAATTTCGTTCATAGTATACCTCTTTCCACTCTGTGCGATATTAGAAGTATATCATAAAAATTAACAATCCAAAAGAAAAGTAAGGAGGTGTGAGATGAGTAAAAAGCATAAAATAAAAATTATACAAAATAAATTAGGGATACCTGAAAAAATATTTATAGATGAAAAAGAAATCATAGGAGTAGATAGAATAAATATTAAATACTCCCATGACTTCAATAACGAAAATTCTGTGCCACAAATAGAATTTTCTTTAATAGCTTTTGAAAAACTGGAAATTATAACCCAAGTTTCTTAGAAATCAAGGCTGTTATTAAATTGGAAGCGACATTACTTAAAATTTTTATCGAAGTAGAACCAGCACTTTTGGCTACTTCCTTGGTTTTGTTCCAATTTGTATCTTGGCGGATATTTTCTAAAAATTCGTGTCCTGATACTGATAATCTTTTAACGTTAATCGCTCCCATAGTGTGTGAATATATTGTAAGATAACCATATTCTTCACATAATTCAAGGTGATATAAAATTACATCAGCTGGATAATCATTTTTTAATTTTATATTAAAACGTTCCAGATTTGTATAAAAAGGAATCATTTCTGAATAACCAGCATTTTCTTCGACATAAAAAAGAATATCACGTATGCAATCAGGATTTAAACGCATAATAACACCTCCTTTCTTGTGTATTTAATTTTATTTGGCGATAATATTATAACTCAAAAGGGGGTAAAAATGAAATAAGGGAGGTGTGAGAAATGAATGAAAAAAAAGAAAGAATATCTTTTGAAACTGAATTATATGTTTCAGAAGAACTTAAAAGAATTAAAAAAATTGAAAGTAAAATGGGAACAATTTTTTCAATAGAAAATTTATCTATGAATGAAATAAAAACATATATAAAGCATTTGCAAGAAATCAGAAGAGAGTATGTGGATTTGTTAATCAAAATAGAAAAGCACCTTGTTGCAGGTGCTGATAATTCTTAATATTGTTTATTGATAGTTAAAAAATCTGTAATCATTCTTGAAATTTTTAATTCTAAAATAAATTTAACAATATCTTGATTAGATTTTATAGCAGCAGAGTGGCATTCGATGTTGCCAACTCCTTGAATTTCAAATGAAAATTTAAAAAAAGAAGATTTTAAATTCTTATTGTCAAAACAATTAAATTTAATTTTTACATTTTTTAAATAAATTTCATCGCTATAATAACGATTTGAAATTAAATTTTGAATTTTGGCTAATCCCAAAAGCAATCCAACTAAAAAAGAAAAATCCGTATTGGATTCAAAATTTGTTTTATTTGATTCAATAAAAAAATCTATATCAATATCAGAAGTTAAAAAAAGTCCGTCAAAGGATTGATTTACTTTAAATGATGAATTTGCAATAAAACTTTCTTCGCAAAAATTAATGATATTAAATGAAAGATTATTAATATTGTAATTTCTATGAAAAGTGACTAAATCCATATAATTTCCCCCCTTTCTTTTAATTGTTAGCACTTCATTTAAAATGTTGCTAACATAGAAAGTATATCATAGTAAATTATAAATTTCAAGGAGGATAAATGTTTAAAGAATTTTTAGAGAAATGTCTGAGATATGAAAATTTGTATATCTTAGAAGAAACAGGGAATAGGGAAAAGATTAAGAGGGTTAGCAAGAGGCACGGAAAAGTAACAGGAGCAAGTATATTATTATTTGATTCCAGGACAAAAAGGACTACGATAAACGAAATATACTTTAACAGTCAGGGATATTTCATAATAAGGGATCAGAAAAGATTGAGACTGGGAAAATTTAATTAACAAAAAAAGCACTCCAAAGAGTGCCAGGAAAAAATATGGAAATCTATATCTTGTGTTTATTATAGCACAAGTTGTTTAAAAACACAAGATATAGGGAGAGGAAAGAAAATGGAAAAGCCAAATTTTTACGGGATAATGCCCGCAGATATAAGATATGATAAAAATTTAAAGCCGATGGAAAAGATACTTTACACAGAAATAACAGCACTTTCTAACAAGGAAGGGTACTGTTTTGCCACAAATTCATATTTTGCTGAACTGTACGAAGTGAATAAAAAAACAGTAAGTGGCTGGGTAAGTAACCTTGAAAGGCAAGAATATATAAAAATAGTTCTTATTTACAAAAAAGGAACTAAGGAAATTACCGAAAGACGTATTTATATAAATCAAAAAGTAACCCCTGTCAACAAAAATATTGATACCTACGAAAAAAAAGATGCAGGGGTATCCATAAAAAATTCCATAGGGTATCCACAAAAAAGTGGCGACCCTATCCATGAAAAAGTGGAGGATAATAATACAAGATTAATATTACAAGATGATGTTGTTAATAATAATATTAATATTACACAAAAAGAAAATGACGTAACTGAAACTAAAGAACAACAACATCAAGTTTTTGTATTGAATTTAGCTAAAAAAGAAATGTCAAAACTATGCAATAACCAATTTGCAGTTGAAACAGCACTAATGGCATATAAAAATAAAATTCAATCGCTATATAAATTTCTGGGCAGAGAAAAGTTCTTGGAGACATTTGAGAAAATACATGAAAGCTCCTATCTCAAAGAGCAGTCTAAAAACACGGGACAATTTTTCAATTGGCTATTTTCAAGCAAAAAAGAGAACTTCCTAAACGTTTTTAACGACACTTATGCTGACAATGATAAAAAGCCTAGTGCTATTGATGAAGCGATAACAGTATTCATTGAACCTGATAAAGATAATTTTGATTTCAGTATGTGGGAGGACTAGAAATGATATATAACGAACTGGAAGCACAGGTGCTAGGGAAAATATATATGAGTCTAGGAGACTTACCATTTTTTCTTGAACTCGGATTAAAACCAAAACATTTTGTAGATCCTGAATACAAAATAATTTTTCAGAAAATGCTGGATGTTCTAGATGAAAAAGGGAAAGTTGACATAGCCGATCTCACGAAGACAGATGAAGAATGGAGCGAAGCTGATGCACTTATGGATAACTGCAAGCTGATAGATATTCAGGTGCCTATTCAGAATCTTATTGAATCATACAACGAATATTATTTAAAATCCGAAATAGGAAAAATTCTTGAAAGCGAATACTACTCGCTTGATAACAAAGTCGAACGTATTGTGCAGAAAGTAAATGAGCTGAACACGCAGAAAAAAGAAGAAAACAAGGTATTTGGGATGAAGGAACTATCAAATATCTGGTATGAGGACTTTGAGGATGAAAAAAGTATTATAAAAACTCCGTATGAGGACATAAACAGGTACTTTACGTTTGAGCCAGGCTCACTTGTAACAGTCGGAGCGAGACCTGCAATGGGGAAAACAGCATTTGCCTTGAATTTGGCATTACTGACAGCTAAGAAGCATAATGTGCTTTATATAAATCTTGAGATGAGCAACGTTCAGATAATGCAAAGATTCCTATCAATCCGAACTGGAATTGAGCTGAACAAAATAAAAAATAAACGGCTTAGTGATGAAGAACTGACAAGAATAAATCTGGCAATAGAAAAATTGCAGGATTCAAAGTTCAGAAGCATGAGCTGTGAAAATAACCCTGATTTAAATTTCATTATCCGCAAAATCAAGCGGGAACACGAAAAAGAAAACTTGAAGGTAATAATAGTCGACTACCTGACTCTTATGACTGCCAGTGGATTTCAAAGCAAGAATTACGAAGTTGAGTATATGGCAAACAGATTAAAACTTCTTGCGACAGAGCTTAATTGCTGTATCATAGTTCTAGCTCAATTAAATAGAGCTGTGGAAACACGGGGAGCAGATAAGCGACCTTTGCTGGCAGATTTAAGAGACAGCGGAGGGATAGAGCAGGCAAGCAATGTAGTGGCTTTTTTACACCGTGAGGACTATTATCAAAAAAACGTTGTGAAAGCAAAAGATTTTTCTGAAATCGAATTTATCATACGAAAAAACAGAAGCGGAGAACTGGGAACAGTTAGATTAGGATTTGATAAAAAAATACAGAGAATAGGAGCTATGAAGGATGAGCAATTACAAGAAAATTGAGAGAATCGAGAAAAGAAAATGTGAAATCTGGAAAAAGAAAATGGAGCTGCACAGAGAAATTGACAGATTAAATACGGAATTTGAAAAGTGCAATAATGAATTGTCAGAAATTTTGAACAAACTGGAAAGTTACTGCAAATGAAAGAATAAAAAAATATGGAGGAATAAATGCTAAAAGAAAAAGCAAAAGCAAAAGTAATAGTGATAGATTTTGAAAATAAAAAAGGTTGGAAAATCTATCACAACGAGGATTTGTACGGAAATACAGAAATTAAGGATAGCAGATTCTGGAATGATGTCCAGAACGGTTATTATAGATTTGTCAAAGGGACAACACTTGTCGCTGACATCGACTGTCCTTGGAAAATTGAAGAACCTTTAAGAATTTTGAAGGTGCATGAGGTGATTTATAGTGATTAGACTAGAGTTGCCGGTTTATTGGTATGTAACGAAAAAGAAAAAGAAATTTATTGGCATGAACTGGTATCAAGGAGCAGACAAGCATGAGATTAATAGAGTTAAAAAAGAATATCACAAACTAATTGAATCGAAATTGACTGGTAACAAAGAAAAAATAAAAGGCAGTTACCAGGTGAGGTATAAATATTTTTATAAAAATCCTAAAAGCGATTTAAGAAATATAACATCGGTTATTGACAAGTTTTTTAACGATTCTTTGCAAGGATTAAGAATTGTTGAAAACGATAACATAAATTTTTTAAGAAAAACAGTAGATGAAGTTGGCGGAATGGACAAAAAAAATCCGCGGATAGAAATAGAAGTGGAGGAATTAGAAAATGAATGAAATAGTATATCTTGTATCATTTAAGTCCATGGATAAATTTAATAGCATAGATTCTGGACATTGTGCAGCTGTTCTGGAAAAAGGAAATTATACAGAAGGTGAATTAGTGGATTTTTTTATCGAAAGTGTGAGAACAAATTTTAATTTAGAAAAAGAACGAGAAATAATAATAACAAACATAATTAATTTAACAAAAATAAGAAGGGAACTGGAAGAATAATGGAAGCGTTAAAAACATTCGATATAAAGGAATTGCTGAGAAGACAAGCAATGCTGGATGAGAAGTTCGATGAAAAAGAGACTGTTAATGTTAGAACAATCAAAGGTATTCAGGTTGCATTGATAACAGAAATCGGGGAATTGTCTCAAGAACTTAAAAGCAAATGGAATTACTGGAAAAACAGCACTGGAAAATTTAATAAATTAAAGGTGTTAGAAGAACTATCAGATGTATTGCATTTTTATCTTAGCTATATAAACACAAAGGATGAAGAGACAAAAGGTAAAGTAATACCATTTTTAGATGAATTTTTAGTTGAATATAACAAAAATGTTTTATCAGCAAAAAGTTTGGAAGATATATTACTTGCATTATCAGAATTTAAGACATCAACTGAAAACAAAGTTTTAGGCAGCATTTTGGCTGTTTCAGATCATGTAGGAGCAACTGAAGAAAAATTTTTACAAGTTCATCATAGAAAATGGTTAAAAAATATGAATGAGAGAACTAAGGAGGAATATTAATTAAAAATGGAAGTACTGATGAATAATAATTTTCTGAATACAGTATTAACTATAGTAACTTTATATTTTTTATATAAATTGAACAAAAAATAAATAAGTAAACTTGTGTAGATATAAGTTATAGCACACAAGTACAAAGGAGTGAGAAATGATAGAAAATGATAATATAAATAGCCCGAATCATTATAAATTGGATGGGCTAGATGTGGAAGTGATTGATGTGATAAAGGCGACTGTGAAAGATTTTAATAGCTTTTGTCACGGAAATATCATCAAATACGTGCTAAGAGCAGATAAGAAAAACGGAATTGAGGATCTTAAAAAAGCTAAGAAATACATAGAGATGATGATTGGAGATGAAGATTAATGAACGAATTGATAACGATAGAAAAAGTAAGAGGATACGTTGGAGAAAACGGAATGATATTTTTAAATTTAGAGGATGTTGCAAGAGGATTAGGATTTGTTGATGTAAAAAATGAAATCGAATACATAAGATGGAACAGAGTAGAGAAATATTTGAAAGATTTTGGTTTCGCCACAAGTGGCGAAAATGATTTTATACCTGAAAACATTTTTTATTTATTAGCGATGAAAGGTAAAAATGAAATTGCAAGAAATTTCCAGTTAAAAGTTGCAAACAAGATTTTACCGGCGATAAGAAAAACAGGAATGTATGCGACAGATGAATTGCTAAATAATCCTGATTTAGCAATTCGGGCTTTTACGAAACTAAAAGAAGAGATGATAAGAAGACAAGAATTAGAGAAAAAAATAGAGGAACAACAGCCTAAAGTTGAATTTTACAATGATGTAACAGGGAGTGACACAACAGCAGAAATAGGGACAGTTGCTAAAGTGTTGAACTTCAAATCTGTTGGAAGAAATACATTGTTTGATATTTTGAGAAGACAAGGGATATTACAAAGAGATAACATGCCATTTCAAACGTATGTTGACCGTGGATATTTTCGAGTTGTAGAAAGCAAGTGGAATGCTCCGAACGGTGATGTAAAGGTAAATTATAAAACTGTTGTGTATCAAAAGGGGATTGAGTATATATCTAAGATTTTAAGAGATTTAGGATATGAAAAGATTGGGGAAATATTAAATTAATAGAAGACAGGACAATGACAACTGAATAATAACTGTGGTTTGTAATATTTTACTTTACAATGTCAAAAAAACTCTAAATTTTTGTTGCACTTTTGCTACAAATAAGTTATAATTTATTAAGAAATTATAAAAAGGAGATGGTGAAAGTGGCTACAAAAAGTTTTACGACAGAAATGACTTTTGATAAAAAATCTGTAAATAGTTTG